TGGACTCGTCGCGCTGGCGCTCGGCCTCGCGCATTTTTTTGGTCAAGCGGTTGATGCGCTTTTGTGTGGCATCCTCTGCTTTTTGAAACTGATCGTCGCCAAAATCGGCGTCTCCGTCGGCGGACGTCTCAATCTCAATCTCTGTTTCGATGTCGTTTTCAAGCTCTTCAGCCATGGCGTGCCTCAAAAGTGATGGATGTCTTCAGGGTCAAGAATGGTCGCAAGAACCTCATCGTCGTTGAGAATGCGAACCTCTCCTCCGTCGATCTGGAACCGCGAACCAGCGTAGCGAGCAAACATAACCCACTGCTTTTCTTGGCACCAAGGACCGTCCGGAAACTTGCTTTCGTCCTTGTAGGCCAGAGGACCCACTTTTAGGACATACCCAACTTGGGTCGAGATCTGGCTCTTTTCCTGAACCTCGTCCGGCAAGATTATCCCGCCCGCCGTCTTCTCTTTCCCACGATACGGCAAGATTAGAATGCGCCACCCCGTGGGGGCAGGCATCCGTTCGAGCAGACTCGCTCCGATCGCATCTGGATTAAGTCGAGGCCTTTGGGTGGTGTAAACATCCGCGAGGTGGCTTACCTCGCCTTGCGGCGCCACGGCCGCCATTTCCGCTATCGCGGCAGCTGCGGCGGACAAATCCACCTTAGCACTCTCAGTCATTTGCACGCTCCTGTTTGTCTAGCAGGCCCTTGAGTTCCTGTTCCACGTGATTAAGGGCATCAAAGTTGCCCATGAGCTCACGATACTGCTCCATAGACTTGACGTTTCCGTATACCATCAAGTCCGTTATTGCCTGACGGCGCTCACGAATGACCCGAAACACCGCTTCGGCCAAATAAATGTCCATGCCCCCTCACTTTACAGCATATCGCCCGTACCGTAGCACGGGCGATATACGATTTACTAGGACATTCTACGGCTTTATGCGATTTGCGCCTTAGGCCATCAATGCTGCAAGCGTTTTTGGTCCGACAACTCCGTCCGCGCTCAGGCCGTTCGCCGCTTGCCACTTCTTGACGGCCGCCTCGGTCCCGGGGCCGAAATCGCCGTCGGCGGTTAGGCCCAACTTGGCCTGCATTTTCTTAACCGCTTCGCCCTTCGAGCCGCGGCGCAGTGTCTCAGACACGGCCGTAGTCACAGGCCCAACAGCGGCGATCTTGCCTCCCATAGCCGCCATGGCGCGAGCATAGCGCGCCTTACGATCTGCAAGGCCGATGTTCCCGCCGTTGATGATTTTAGTAATCCGCACCACATCGCCGGGCTCGGCATCCGCAACTTCGTTCAAGTTTTTAGTGTTCCAGAACCAAAGCGCCGAGGCCAGCGCCCCCTCCTTGGTCTCCAGCCACTCTGCCGCCTCTTCCGCGGTCATGTCGTAGTCTTTGGCAAAGCGAGTATAGTTTTCACGGCCCGTGAGAGCTTTCAGACCCCTGCCAATAAATTTTGCACCGTCACCGGGCTGGGTATTGCCAAGTTTGCTGGTGCGGTTCTCGTCCATGTAAACGTAATTCGCCAGCTTCTCGGGGTTCCGGGCGTACTCTGCGGGGTTGCGCTTGCCGGGGCCAAAGTACCGGGGGAACACTTTGAGCAGGGTTTCTTCCCGATAGTTCAGGTTCTCTTTGAGCGCATTAAAGTCCATGCTCTCGTGGGCGCACTGACTGACAAATGCGGCAATGCGCTTATCGGTTGTGATGCCATACTTGGGCAAAGCCTTGTTCAGTTCCTCGCACCAAGCCTCAACTTCTTTGTTGGTTGGAATCATCGCGCGGAGTTGGTCAACGGTCAGAAGGGTCATTTAAGTTCTCCTATTCGCACCAAGACTGCTTGGCGTCACCTTTGTATGGACGGGCTAGGCCCGCAGAGATCAGGCTTTGGGCTAGGCTCTGGTGGTCTAGGTAGACCTCGCCAAGCACACGGCCGCCGTACTTGTCCCACTTGAGAATCTTGACGTCGACCTCAAGCGCATTGGCGACCGCGTCTTTTGTAAAGGCGCTGGCTTTCTTAGCCAAAGCTGCTTCCGCGTCGCATTGAGCGCGAGGTGCTTTCTCTGGGGTGTCGATGCCGATGATCCTGATCGACAGCTTTGGCGGCAGGGGCGACGGAAGAAAATCCACCGCAATCTCCACGGTATCGCCGTCAATGATGCGGGTAATTTCATAAGCATGAGCGGGCGCAGCCGTCAGCAGGAGCAGGGCCAGCCATCTCATTTCTTCGGCCTCTTGACCGGCACCTTCTTGGTGATCTCACCAAGAACAGCCTCTTGCGCCATGTCCTTACCCATGCCGCCGAGCAGATCGCCCACGTTGCCCGTGGCTGCGACCTTGATGGCGTTCTCCACCGGGTCCGGCAGGTTCACCTTGTCCAGCACGGCGTCAACGGCCTTCTCTTTGAGCTTGCGGCCAACAAGCATTCCAACCATGCGTCCGATCATTCCACAATCCCCCAATCTTCGCCAAGCATGTCTGTCTGTGAGGCCAACCACGGAACCCGAGCGCCGGGAGTGTTGGCGGCATCAGCAGGATAGTTCAAATAAACGTAGGGCAGTGTCATTTTGCTGTGCGCGTCGGGTCTCTGCAACTCAAGCCACAGCCCCTTGCCGTTCCAGCCGGAGCGAGCAACACGCTTTCCGTCCTTCAGCGCGGCAAGCGCGTCTCCAAAGTTCATCATTCGGTGTACTCCTGTGTCGGCGGCTCATCATTGCTGCCGCCCTTGTTGCGGTTGTTGCCTGCGGCCATCACGCCACCCAAGGCACCCACGATGAAGCTGGCGATGGGGGTCAGCAGTTCAAAGAACTTGCGGTCGTTCTCGCTCGACTCTCCGAGGGGCTGGGTCACGAAGACAAGGCTGTAGAGGATGGTGAAGATGGTCCCGGCCAAGATCACCACCAAGGCGCAGCCGATAAAGTACCTCAGCTTGGCTTCCATCATTTCTGGGTCGTTCTTGCTCATTGCGAGGCTCCTGTCAGGTCAGTGGCGCACATGCCAGTGCGTAGGCAAATCGGCGGGGTGCACTCAAGCGCAGCCCAGTTCTCAGGATCTTGGCAGGGGTAGCGGTAGAAGCCGTCGCCACTAACCCAGAAGATCGCGGCGACGGCAGCCAAAAACGCCAGCCAAATGAAGTTCTCAAGTTTCATCATCGCATTGGGTTCCTCACTAGGTCGTCCATAGCTTTCCACAAATCTTCGATCTCTGCGTCGTACTTTTGCAGCTTGGTATCGATGCCGCTAGTCACGCTGTCCGACTTCTCGACCATCGACCGCAGGTCCATCAACTCTTTCTGCTGCTCAAGGATGCTCGCCATCTGGGTCGAGATTGCCGACAGCTTCGGTGCAAGGCCCCGGACGTCGTTGTCCTGTATGGCCTGCTCCAGAGTTTGCACCCGGCTCTCAACGCCCAAGACGCCATCCACGCTCTCCTCAACTGCCCAGAAACGGTTGACGGTATCGTAGCCCACATAGATCGTGCCGCTCAAGCCAGACAAGACAGGAAGGGCGGCGGCAAGCCACCATCCCTTAATGTCAAAGCCTGCAATCCGCAGGCCGTTGGTTTCAGCTTCCTCGCTCACGAACCGTAGCCCGCAGCGTAGACATCTTCGACCGACACAGTGTTGGCTTGCAGCAATCCTTGCAGGCCAATGCCAAAGGCGTCAGCGCCGGAGATGTTCAGGATGTCGGCTGTGGCTGAGTAGGTCACAGTGGTGCCATAGAGGCTGGTGCCGCTGTTGGCCGCGTAGGCATCCACCGTCCCGGTCATCGTCGTGTTGCGCGAGGCAGCCAAGAAGGCACCGGCATCGCGGGCGTAGGACTGCACCGCGCCGAGGGCGTTGTTGTAGTTGCTCACGTCAGCGGCGCTGATCGTCATGTCGTTGTTGGTCAGGACAGCCTGCACGGCCATCTGCTCCTGCACCGTGTCGGCGTTGGCGGCCATGTTAGCAACAGCTTGCACCTCCATCAAAACCGCAGTCGCGGCAACGAGGTTATCGACAGCCGAATCGAGATTGACCATTGTTGCGGTGTATTGATCCTGAAACAACATCTCGGCGTTGTAGTACGTCGCGTCGATTACCCCCTGCACATCAGCGTTGTAATCAAGCCGCATCTGCTCGGTGACTGTCGCCGTCTGCATGACGCCCGGTGCGAGGATGTCGCCCTGTCCGGCACTGTAGACCGCGCCAGCCGTCAGGCTCTGAGCCGCCGAAAGTTGGTTAAGGATTGTCTGGGCCGACCCCTGTAGGTCCGTCATCGTCGGATCGGCGTGAGCGGCGGAAACGCTCAGACAGAGTAGGGCCGCTGTTTTCTTCAGCAATGACATCGGGTAGCTCCTCGTTCATCATCAGGAAGGCGTCCCAAAACGCCTGATCTTGGGAGTACCCTATCACATAAGTATGGGGGTCGTCACGCATTGCGAGATACCCCTCTCGGCCGACCAACAGCTTGCCGGTGGAGATGGAGTAAATCGGGCAGGGCGTCGATGCCAGTGCCATCGCCTTGAAGATCGCCGCGCTGTCGCACATGACTGAGATGCCGGAGACTTGCAGGCCTAGCCCGCCGCTCTCCTGCGGCGTGCCAAGCAGCCTTGCATCCTTGCGGCGGTTGCACTCAGGGTCTTGTTCCATCTTGCCCTCGGCACGGCCGAAGATGCTGATCTGGAAGGCCTGCTGATAGGGAATCAAGCAACTGTCGTTGCCGCCGCCGCCCATGACCGTCGGGGCCGCCGCTGTCGGCACAGGCGTTGAGAACGGCGACGAGCCCGCGCCGTTGTAGTTCCTCGTCTCGCTGGTCGAGACGTTGCCGCTGTCGATGGTCGAGTTGGTGTTGCCGGAGTTGGTGTTAAGATCACCCGAAACTTGAGCGTCAACAAGACTTGCCGCTAGTAGACCGAGCACAAGGCTCCCATAACGTCCCGCGTGTCTCCAGAGCACAAGAGCGCGTTGGCCGCGTCGCCGTGCGCCATGTAGTAAAGCGTCTCTGCGTTCTGTCTGATCTCGCACTGGCGGTCTCCCTTGGGGCAGGCCGTCGTATAAGCCACCGATGACACCGTAACAGGGCCGCAGCCAGCGACCAAGAGGACGAGCATAAGTCTCAATCTACCATCTCCCTAAGTAGCGGCCCCAAAAGTACAGGCCAGCGCCGCGATCATCCCATCTTAACCAAGATGGATGCAAGCATTGCGATGATTGCGCCCGCAACAGTTATCAGAATCGCTTCAATCCGCTTAATGCGGTTGAAAACCTCCTTAAACTGAACGTGCACCTCAGTCTTTACGGATGAGACATCCTTTTCAAGCTGGTCAATCTTGGGCTCCAGCTTGTCTAAGCGATTGTGTGCTGAGACAACTGTTGTCATGGCGTTCAAAATACCCCCGTAAACCGCTGCGGAACCCGAACAATAGGGCTGAAACCCTTGACCATCCCACCGGCGGCCATCTTCCGGACCTTGCCCGCCTTGTTCAAAGCAATGGCAACCGCCTGCTTTTGCGGAAAACCATCCTCCCGCAGCTGACTGATGTTGCTGCTCACCGTCTTCTGCGACTTGCCGCGCTTTAAAGGCATCTCAGCACCCCATGTGCGTCGTGCCCTTGATGGCAGCACCCGTACCGCGGGTCTTTACCTTCTTAGGGCTGTTGCTGGCCATAGGTGCCGGCGCCGTCTTGCCATACGGCACACGACCCTGACCCTCGATGTCCGCGTAGTCTACTGCTTTGGGCGATTTGCTCGGAGCGGAGCCGCCAACTTTGACCTTCATTGCGTATTCCCTCTCATCTTAAGCAGCTCGCGCTGCATTGCCGACTCTATGCGCTCTCGCGTCATCTGCTCTTGTGAAGCCAAGCGCTGTTGGAACTGCTGGGCGCGCGTCTGCTGGCTCGTTTGATCGAGCTGCAGTTTGGCCATGTCGACCTGATTGTCCATCTGATCGGCCTGCGCCTTCTGCTGCAGCTCGGCCTCCTTAAGCTGAACAAGCGGATCCGGAGCCCCGGCGCCGGAAATCTGGCCCGAAAGATCCTTAACCTGCTGCATGCCTTGCGCCACAAGCTGTGCCGTAAGCTTCTCGACAGCCAGCATCTCCTGCTCGTTCGCAGGCCGCATCCCAGCCTGCTGGCGGCTCTGCAGATACTGAACCGCCGCCTGCTCCTGCGCCGCAATCCGAACGTGCTCCAAAACATGCTTTTGAAGCGCAATTGCCAGCGGAGGCATCGCACTGACCATCGGCGTCGAGCCAAAAATCATGTGCGCCATAATATGCGCCTCATGGTCCTGACCCTCAAACGCCTTCAACGGTAGCATGTCCAACGCGTTGATGTTCTCCTGCGCCGGATCCAAGGGAACAGGCTCGTCCGTCGGGACAACCTTCATAATCCGGTCAATGTCCGTCACGCCCAACGCCTCGTACATGTCACGGAAAACTTCGTGCATGTTGTGCATGTCCGGCGCCTGCGCGGCCAACTGCATCTTTGTCTGAGCCAAAACAATCCGCTGCGCTTGGCTGAAAACATTCGGGTTGCTGACAGGAATGACGTCAACTCTGTCGTCAAAGTCCGCTGCCATCACCTTCTCATCACCACCGGCAATCGTATAAGGATACTCCTGCGGCAACGTCTCAGACATCAAACGAGCCAAAATCTTGAACTCTTGGCGCATCGCGTAATGCAAACGCTTGTGAACAGCGCTCATCACACGCGTGCCCTGCTCCAACATCGCAATCGTCGTCCCGACCGCCGCCTGCTGGTTGCCGTCGCCAACCTTCAAATCCGTGATCGTCGCATAACGCTGACCCGCCTGAACCACAAAGCCCAGAAGATTGAACAACGTCGCGTCCGGACCCTTGAACGGCAAAGGCATGATCGAATCGCGGATCGCGCCGCCCGGCGCATCAACGTCCCGGAACTCCCCCGGCTGCAAAGGATCGGCCGTGTCCGAGATCCGTAGGCCGCGGGCCTTGAAACCTGCCGGGAGGTTCGACAGCGTGCCTGCGTCAATGAGCTGTCGAAGCGCCGCCGTCGCGGTACGGGAAAGGCCCCCAATGGTGTGGATCAGACCCAAGCCATAAAACCCGAACCCCGGCAGGAACTTGTAGTGCGTAAAATACGCAATTTTCTTCTTCCGCTTGTCGTCCTCGCGGTAGTTGCGCCGAACCGACAAAACCTGACCGTTGTCCAAAGACAACGTCACGATGTAAGGAACCTTAATCCCCGTCGGCTCCCCGTCTTCGTCAACGTCCTCATACCCGTCAAGGTCAAGATCGACGTGGCACTCCAAAAGCGTGCAGTTGTAATCAATGTTCGAAGGCTCAAAACCCTCGATCTTGTTCGTCATCTCAGAGATGTCCGACAGCTCTTTCTGAGCAGGAACCACCTCAACGTCCCGGTAAAACCCAGAAACCTGCATCTTCCGCATGTCGTTCAACGACATCGTCACCATTTGCGTGATATTCGGGCAAGTGTCCAAATCCGACGTGTTGTACGGAACAATAAGGTTCTCCGCAGGAACAAACCGGCTCACAATCCGGCCCATCGCCTCGTCGTAATACGTCTTCTTGAACGTCGAACCCGCCAGAGGCAACACAAACAGCATCTGGTCCATGTCCGGCGTGTATTCCTCCATCACATTCGTGATGTAGTAATTCATAAACGTCTTGACACGACGCGCCTGCTCCTGCTTTTGACGCGACTCCTTGCCCATAATCGACGTCTTCACAGGACCCTGCGGCGGCAAAAGCTCGTTAAAGGCCTGCGCCTGAAACTGCGTCGCAGCCTCCGCCAAAAGCGGATGCGTCACCCCAGACGCACCGCGGAACGGCTGCGTCCGCTCGTCATACGTAAAACCAAGAAGCTCCAACCCCTTTGAATACGTATCAACCCACTCGCTGCGCGATTCGTTGTTCGATTCATATTCCGACAAAAGTTCGCCAGAAATCCGCTGAAGCTCACGATCCGGCATCTCCTCCGCCAAATTGGCGTAAAAATCCTCGTTCTCGCCGCGCTGGTCAGAAGGCTCAAAGTCAATCTCAACCCCACCGTCCTCCGTCGGCGTGATCTCAATCTCCCCAACACCCCGAGCGTCCATCATCATCTGAACACGGTCGTCGTCCAACGACCCCGGAAGCTCAATCTCTATCTCAGCCGCCAAATCCCGCTCATCCAACTGAGACGGAATGTTGCGATCCATCAGTCCGCCATTGCGCGCCATGGCCTCTCCTAATACTGCGTGGCAAAGTTGCCGCGCTCATCCCGCGGGAAGTATAGATCAGGTCCGCCCTCAGGGCTACGGAAGTTTCGCTCCTGAGAAGGACGAGCCATAATCCGATCAAGCTGCGCAAAAATCGCATCATCAACCATCCGCGTCAACTGCTGCGGCGTCGCCTCAATCCCAGCCTGACGAAACAAATCCAAACCAACCGCATTGTTCCGCGTGTCCATCGCCTTGTCACGACGGCCCTGATGAAAACCAAAAATCCCCTCGTTCACAGAACCCATCAACCGAGCCCCAGACTCACCATAACCCTTCGCCGCCAATGCCGTCCCCAACATGTGCGCACGAACATCCTCCAACTCCTGAGGCGTCGGTAAATCACGACGATCCAAGGGCCGCGAATGACGCTGCTCGCCCCCAATATCAATAACCTCCCGGTTCCCCTCAGAGTCATACTCCCCCGGATAACCATACTCCAACATCAAACGCTCCGCAAAAACCGCAGACCCCGGCTCGTAAAACGCGGACCGCGCGTCAAAGTCCTGACGACCAGACTGCCGGATCATCGCCTGCTGATCCGCGTCCGTCGGAACAGGAAACGGAGGAGGATCCGACAAACCTAACGTGTCCGCAAACAAACCACCAATCCCGCGCTGCTCGAACCGCGGTCCCGAAGGACGCAACCCAGACCCCTGCGGCAACACCTCGCCACCCGCGTTAAAGCCCGTGCGCTCCGTAAAATAATCCTGATATGCCCGCAAAAGATCCAACTCGTCCGGAGACAACCGCTCCCCACGCATCTCCTTGTTGGACAAAGCACGCATCTCGCCAGCCCAAAGCTCCAAAACGCTCGCACCGGGAACAACCCCCGACGGATCGCGGACGTCCGTAGCCTCAGGCAAACCCTCCGGCGTGCGGCGCAAAATACTCGAGTAATCGTCGTCGACAACGTCCCCACCAACACGCTCATAATTAAGAACATACGGGCTGTTGTTGAAAAAATCATCCATACGAACAACGTCGTCGGCATACTGCGTGCGCAAACCCGGAGGAACAGGACTCCGAAGCCGAAAAACCTGCTGACCCGTCTTATCCGAAATGCCCCCAGAAGAGTCCCGAAACGCAGGAATGTCCAAAATATCCGCGTAATACGAATCCACACTTTGCGATGCCGTTCGTTCCATGCCCGGGGCCCCTGCCTCAATAGTATACACGTACCTTAACAGAACCCGAACGCTCTTCCCAGTCATCCGTTGGCAACTGAACAAAATTCCCCTGACGATACCTCATCAAAGCCTGCGTCATACTATCAACCAAGTCGTCATGCTCCCCATTCGGAAACGCCGCAACCTCCTCAATCATCTCGTCAGCCCATGACTCGTCAGGCGCCCAAACCATCCCAGCCTCAAATAACGGACTCACCGAATGAACACGCGTCACCTTGTCGTTCCCACGACTCGGCGTGAAATTCACAACAGGTATCCCCATGTTCCGCAACTCATGCGTCAAGGGCATACCACTCGCCTTCGCCTCAACAATCACCGTGTCAGGCTCCCAAAACTTGTACTGCTCCAATGCCAAACCCTTCAACTCCGGAAAATCCCAACGACCCTTCTTCAGGTCCAACAAAATCAAATTCGGCTGACTCCC